GTGAAAATCGACGGCGCGTTTGTCAACGGCATCGAGGATGGAGCGCAGACGCGCGGCATGCTGCGGTCGCTCGTCGGACTGGCGCACAACCTGGGTATGCGGGTGGTGGTGGTCGACGGCGTCGAAACCCCGGCTCAATTGCGTGCCGTGGCCGAATGGGGCGCCGACGACGTGCAGGGATTTCTGCTGGGCGTGCCCGAACGATGCCCGAAATCACGATCGCCCGCCACCACGCCGATGACGCTTTCGCCAGTCTCCACCGGCTTGGCCGGGAGCTTACGGCCCTGGCCGGCCCCGATGCCTTTCCCTCTATTCCACGGACCTACACTCGTAATTCCGCTGTTTCAGCTCCTTACCAAGTCCCCGAGCCAGGCCTTGACGGGTGTTCCGAAAAACTCGAAAAATATTTTCAGAGTCTTTTCAACCACTTACCAAACGAAGCGACCGTGAGCCGAACAGGCCGGTGCTACTGTCTAACCAGCAGAGAGAAGCCCAACGGCTTCGACGGCGCGGGTTCGCAGGAAGGTTTCCCGTGCTGCCGGAGCCGTTTTGCTTTTTGGGGAAAGGAATGGCATGAGCACGACGAGAAGCGCGATTCAGAAGGCACTGGACGCGTTCGAAGCCCATTTGAGGGAAGAAGGCACGAAACTCAGCATGGCGGAGTACATCAAGCTCCTCCAGCTTTCTCAGGAACTGGCCGACGACGAACCGAAGGAGATCACGGTTAGATGGGTGGAAACGCCGATATCGAAAGAGGCATAGCCTACACGCCTCTGCCCTCGCAGCGGCTGTTCCATGACCTCAACTGCCGGTTCAAAGGGTTCTCCGGCCCAATCGGCAGCGGCAAGAGCCAGGCGCTTTGCCACGAGGCGATCCGCCTCACCTATGTCAACCCGGGACGGATGGGTTTGCTGGGCGCTCCTACCTATCCCATGCTCCGCGATATCACCCAGACCGCATTGTTCGAGATTCTGGAAACCAACCACATTCCGTTCGATCTCAACAAAGCGGAAAACACCGCCACGATGAAGGACACGGGCTCGAAGATCGTTTTCCGCCCGGTGGAAGATTTCGAACGTCTCCGCGGCACCAACCTGGCGTGGTTCGGCGTCGACGAACTGACTTACACGCAGGAAGACGCATGGCTGCGGCTCGAAGGCCGCCTCCGCGACCCGCAAGCCTCCCACCTGTGCGGCTTCGGCGTGTGGACTCCCAAGGGCTACGACTGGGTTTACAAGAAGTTCATTCATAATCCGAAACCCGAATACTGCGCCATCATTGCCAAGCCCGAGGAGAACCGGTTTCTGCTGGCCAAGGTGCCGGACTTCTACAAGCGCCTTGCCGATTCCTACGATCAGCGTTTCTACCTCCAGGAAGTCCGGGGCGAATACCTGGCGCTCGACGCCAGCCGCGTCTACTGCTCGTTCGACCGGCGCCAGAATGTGGCGACCCTGCCGGTACATCCCGGCCTGCCTTTGCTCTGGGCACTCGACTTCAACGTCGATCCCATGTGTTCGGTGGTGCTGCAGAAATCGTGCGGCCGGTTTCACGTAGTGGACGAGATCTTCCTCCGCCACGCCACGACCCAAATGGCCGCGGAGGAATTTATCCGCCGATATCCGCACCATATGCCGGGCGTCCGGATCTACGGGGACGCCGCGGGCAATCATTCGCAGACCACCGGCACCTCCGATTACGAAGTGATCCGCGACGTGTTCAAGGCCCACTCGGCCTCGCGCGCCACGTATCACGTCCCCAAGGCCAACCCGGCGGTGCGCGAGCGGATCAATCTCGTAAACGGCCTACTGCAATCGGCTTCCGGCGACACCCGCCTGATGATCGATCCCAAATGCACGGAGCTGATCGCCGATTTCGAGCAGGTGAACTACAAGGCCGAAGGCAACCAGATCGATAAGGACGGCGACCGGCTGCGCACCCACCTATCCGACGCGCTGGGGTACGTCCTGTGCGAGGAGTCCAGGCCCGGGGTCGGCGAGCGGTGCGTTCCGCTCTGTTAGGAGAATTCTCATGCTCAACCTCAACCGCGAACATCCCGAATATGCCGCACGCAAGGCGATGTGGCACCGCTATCAGGATCTCTACGCCGGCGGGGAGCGCTTCCGCCTCAACGCCTCCCAGTACCTGATGCGCCGCAATCGGGAGCCGGCCTCGGTCTACCAGGAGAGGCTGGACCGGGTGTTTTACGAAAACTACGTCGGGTCGATTGTGGACTGGTACGCTGCCACGCTGATGCGCCGCGAACCCGCGCTACTGTTCGAGGGCGCGGGAGAAGCGGCGAAGGCGTTCTATGCCACGCTTTCCGCCGACTGCGACCTGAAGGGGACGAGCCTCAGCGAGTTTTTCCGGCGGCGGTTCGTCGAGGCCCTGGTGTGCGGGTCGAGCTACATGGCTATCGACTTTCCGCGGGTCGACGCGCCGCCGCTCACGCGCGCGGACGAGGACGCCAGCGGGCGTTCCCGCGCCTACCTGGTCGATTACAGCCCGGAGGAGGTCATCAACTGGAATTACGACGAATCGGGTTCGCTCGAGTGGGTGGTGATCCGGACGTCCTGCCTGCAGCAGTCCTCGGCCACCGACACGCAGTGGGAGAACGAGACCCGCTGGCTGTACTACGACCGGGAGAATTTCCAGCTCTACCGTAAGACGGCCGAGCGGAACGGGATCGAACTGCTGGATGAAGGCCGCCACGCGCTGGCACCCCTGAGGCGCGTGCCGCTCTTCCAGATACAGGTGTCGGACGGGCTGTGGCTGATGAACAAGGCCGCCCTGCTGCAACTGGAGCACTTCAACAAATCGAACGCCCTCTCCTGGGCGCTCACGATGGGGCTGTTCGCGATGCCGGTGGTCTACTCGGACCGGGAATGGAGCCAGGTAGTGGGCGAGTCCTATTACATTCAGCTCGGCTCGGGCGACCGCTTCGGGTGGACGGAGCCGGAAGGGAAGGTCTACCAGATTGCGGCGGACAACCTGGTGCGGCTGAAAGACGAGATCTACCGGGTCTGCTACCTGATGAACCAGGCGGGGACGGCGAGCGACACGCGGTCGGGGCTGAGCAAGCAGCGGGATTTCTCCATCACCAACGAGGTGCTGAAGGCGTACGGGGACGTGGTGAAGGACGGCCTGCGGCAGGTGCTGTGGGCGATCGCGGCCGCACGCCTGGACAACCTGGTAATCGACGTGGCCGGGCTGGATGAATTCGACATTGAAGATCTGTCGACGGAGCTCGACGATGCCAAGAAGCTGCTGGAGTTAGGCATCGAATCCGAGACGCTGCGGAAACAGATCTTCAAAAAACTGGCGTTGAAGTACCTCTGCGACGCGCGCCAGGAGATCAAGACCCGCGTCGCGGAGGAGATCGAGGACGCGCCGCGCCGCGGTGCCGTCAGCAAGGGATGACTGAAGGAGGTTTATGGAAGGTCTCGACGTTCAAGGCATCGTAAGACAAGCCATCCAGGAGTACGTCGCCGCGGAGCAGACCAAGTCCGCGCCGGCGCACCAGGCGGAGCTGCAGGAGGAGCGCCGCAGGCGGGAGCAACTGGAGCGCCGCGTCAACGAACTGGTGGAGGAAAACAAGCGCAGCCGGCAGGTGGCCGCCGAAGCCGAACGCAGTTCGGCGGTGCGCGGCGAACTGCAGAAGCTGGGCGTGGCCAAGATCGACCTCGCGTACAAGGCCGTGCAGGACGGCATCGTGAGGACCGACGACGGGCGGCTGGTCGCCCGAACCGACGAAGGCGACGTTCCCGCCAAGGAGTATCTGGCGAATTTCGTCGCCGAGAATCCCGAATTCCTGCCGGCGCGCATCGCCGGCGGAAGCGGAGTCACGGGGAATGCGAAAGCTTCGGGCACGGGACGGGAGTCCGTGGACCTGGAGAAGATCCGGCCTGGTATGAGTCCGGAAGAGATGCAGCGGGTGCGGGAAGAAATCGTGCGCGTCGCGTCGCAAACCCTGAAGGGCATGTAGGGCAGGGCTAACCTGCCGCTGAATTCACAAGGAGAACAACTTGTCGGGAATTACTTCGAGTAACGTAGCGAATGCGATTGTCAAGCTGGTGGCGGCGGACGCCCTGCCGGCCCTGGTGGGCAACCTCGTCATGGGAAACCTGGTCAATCGCGATTACGAGCCGGTGCTGGCGCAGGCCGGCGACACGGTCAACGTGCTGATTCCGCCGCCGATGCAGGCCAACAACATCCTGGACGGCGGGTCGGTGCAGGTCCAAACCCCCACCATCGCGAGCTCGGCCATCGTGCTGAACACCCATGCGGAAGCGACCTTCCAGATTCCGGACGTCACCAAGGTTCTGGCCGTCCCGGATCTTTTGAAGATCTACATGCAGCCGGCGGTGGTGGCGATCGCGGAGAAGATCGAGACGGACCTGCTGAACCTGTACGCCGGCTTCACCGCCAATACGCCGGTGGGCACGGCGGGAACGCCGATCAGTGAATCCACCATCGACGCAGCGGAAACCGCGCTGTTCCTTTCCAAGATTCCGCCGTCGCAGCAGAAGTTCATGGTGGTGGATGCGTCGACTTACTCGACGTGGCGCCAGATCCAGCGCTTCAGCGAGTTCCAGTCCGCCGGCGACGCCGGACTGCGCGCCATGATCGACGGTACGATCGGGAAGATCAAGGACTTCTACGTCTTCCGCTCGCAGTTCGTGGCCAAGACGGGGAGCAGCCCGGTCAACACCCACAACCTCGGCTTCACGCGCGACGCCATGGGCCTGGTGATCCGCCGTCTGCCGCAGCCCCTGCCGGGAACCGGCGGCATCGCCGAGTATGCCGAGCTGGGGAACTTCGGCATGCGCGTGGTGATGAGCTACCAGCCCAACACGCTGACGCAGCAGTTCACGGTGGATGTCCTCTACGGCTGCGGCATTCTGCGCAACCAGGCGGGCGTGCAGGTCAACACCTAGTCACGCTGTGCACACGCAGGGCCGGGCTTCGGTCCGGCCCACAACCGAATCGACAAGGAGAAATTGATGAACCTGAACGCATATTACGAGAAGATCCGGCAGACACAGGCCCAGATTCCCGGCGACTGTGCCGTGATCGTCAGCCATGAAACGCCGGACGGCGGCAAGCCCGGCGTCCTGACGGAAGCACCGCGACGGGTGGCAGCGCGCATGGTGGTGGAAGGCTCGGCGCGGCTGGCGCACCCCGAGGAAGCCGCGGCATTCCACTCCGCCGCGCAGAAGGCGAAGGCTGAAGCCGACGAAGCGGCGGCGGCCTCCAAACTGCAATTCACCGTACTGCCTGCCGCGGAGCTGCAAGCGATCAAGCGCTCCAACAGCGTGAAGGCGTAACATGCCACTCTTCACGGACGGACCGGCATCCACGATCGAGGACCTGGCGGCGCAGGATTCGCAGGTCCTCGACGTAGCCAGCGTGGAGGGAATCGACCTCACGCGGAAACTGGCGCTCGCCCAGGAGGCGGTCGCCGTCGATCTCGAAGCCGTGACCCGTCGCTCCGGCACCGGCTGCGTGCCCATGAGCCATGTGGTCGTCACCGCGCCGCTACGGCTCTGGCACACCTATCGCACGCTGGAGCTGGTCTACGGGGACGCCTACTACAACCAGTTGAACGACCGGTACGCCAACAAACGCGACCGGTTCGCCGAACTCGGCAAGTGGGCGCACGAACGCCTGATCCTAACCGGGGTCGGGATGACGCCGCGGCCGGTGCCGCGGGCGGCGACGCCGGATGTCGAGATCGGTCCCGGCGCCGCGGCCGACGGTACTTACTACGTGACGATGGAGTGGCTGAACGGCACGGGGGAGCAGGGAGCGCCCGCGGTGCCGGCGGTGGTCACCACCGCGTCGAGCGGCTTCACGGTGACGCCTGGCACGGCTCCGGTGGCGGCGAGCGGGTGGAATGTTTTCGCCGGGCCGAACCCCGATTCCATGGTGCAACAGAACGACCAGCCTATCGCCACGGGAAGCGTCTGGAGCCAGACGGCGGCCGTCCGAAACACCGGGCCGGCGCCGGGCCGCGGGCAGGCGCCGAGCTACTTTCACGCATTGCCGCACGTGATCCAGAGGGGATGATATGCAGATCGGGAGCGAAGCACGCAGCAAGCTGGTCGGCTACCTCACCGCGCCGGCCGGGCTCAGCGCGAGTATGGCGGAACTGGTGGAGGCGGGCGGGCCCACGCCTCAGGTCTTCGCGCAGAACGCGGCGGCGGACCTGGTGGACAAGACGAACTCTGTTCAGTACCCGTTGTTGACGGCCTACTGCGAGAAGATCTCGAACGATCTGAAAGAGAAGTTCCGCAGCTTCTCCGGGGCGGTGCAACTGGCGATCGAGGTCCGGCACTCGCAGGACCGGCTGGACGGCATCGAGGATTCGCTCGAGCAGTATGTCGATGCCGTGGCCCAAACCCTGACCGCGAGCCGCGGCGATTGGGGGGACGGCATGTTCTTCGCGGGCGCCTACCAGGTGACGTTCGGCGCGGTCAAAAAAGGCGGCCGGAATTTTACACAGGCGGCCAAGATTACGTTTGAAGTCGGAGTCAGCAGGAGTTAAGAACGATGTCATCGTACATTCAGTCGAACGCAAACCGGTTCTATACGGCGCTCGAAACGGACTACGGACAGGTCGGCGCCATCGCCGCTGCGAGCCGCATTCCGGCGCTGAAGCTCACGGTACAGCAGCAGATCGAGACGGCGGCGCGCAAGGACAAGACGGGCAGCCGCACGTTCGCCGGCAACCCGCCGGGCGGCCGCAAGAAGACGAGTTACGAGCTGCGCACCTACCTGACAACGTGGCAGCCGGGCAGCTCGCCGGCGTACGGCCCGATGTTCCAGGCGACGCTCGGCGCGGCGCCTTTGACCTATAACGGCGGGACTGTCGCGTCCTGCACAGCGCAAGGCCGGCTGGCCTTCAGCGCCCCCCACGGCTTGGCGGCCGGCCAAGCGATCGCCTGCGGCTCGGAGATTCGTTTCGTGCAGGCCGTTGCGGACAACGTCACCGTGCAATTGAACGCGCCATTTACGGTCATTCCGGCGGCCGGCGCGGCGGTCAGCCCTGCGATTACGTATACGCCCTCGACGGCGCTGCCGAGCGCGACGATCTTCGATTTCTGGAGTCCTTCGACGGCGGTGCAGCGCGTAATCAGCGGAGCGGCGGTGGACCAGATGGAACTGCTGGTGAACGGCGACTATCACGAAGTCCGGTTCAAAGGGCTGGCCCAGGACGTAATTGACAGCTCGACGTTTTCGGGAGGCGCGGGGTCGCTGCAGAGCTTTCCGGCCGAGCCCGCCCTTGGGGCGTTCGACTACACGATCGTCCCGGGCAACATGGGGCAGGCATGGCTGGGGACCTCGGCTACGCAGTTCTTCACCATCACGAGCGCTTCGATTGTGGTGAAGAACGCGCTGGAGACGCGTTCGAAGGAGTTCGGCTCGAACGTGCCGCGGGCGATTGTGCCGGGAGAGCGCAGCGTCACCGCCGCAATCGATCTCTACAGCATGGACGACTCGGCCACCACGGCGCTCTACCAGGCGGCGCGGCAGCAGTCGCCCATCAGCGTGATGTTCCAGTTAGGCGCGTCGGGCGGACAACTGACCGGAGTGCACCTGAAAAGCGTGATCCCCGAAGTGCCCCAATTCGACGACTCCGAGAACCGGCTGCAATGGAAGTTCGCGAGCTCGCGGGCGCAGGGCACGGTGGACGACGAAATCGCGGTGGCGTTCGCGTAGAGGGCGGCATGAACTACGAAAGCGAGATTATCGTCGAATCGGCGAGGCCGGGAGTCAGGATTCGGGTGGCCCGGATGTCGTTCGGCCGGCGGCTCGACCTCATGCGCAAGGTGCGGAGCCTGGCGCGTGAGGTCGAGTTTCTAGAGGCCGGCGGCAAGTCCGGAGACGGGATGGATGCGGGCCTGCTGCGGGCCGAGATCGATCGGATGTTAGTGCTGTGGGGCGTGGTGGACGTTTCGGGGCTGGCGGTGGACGGCGAGAAGGCGGATGCCGAAACGCTCATCGCCAGCGGTCCGGAGGATGTGTTCCGCGAGGCGCTCGATGCAGTGCGGCGGCAGGCGGGTCTGAGCGAAGACGAACGAAAAAACTCTTAGTCGCCTTCCATTTTCAGTTTTCCCATCAGGCCGGTTGGGAGTGCGACGCGTGCCGGAGGTCCGGCCTGGAAACGAAACGGAATTGCGGTTGGCTGGGGCTGCGCGAAGCGCCCGGGCCGGTGGTTTGGGCGCGCGGCGGCGTGGCGCTTTCGACGTGTCCCAAGTCGTACATCACGGCGGAGAGCGAGGCGCTGGTGGAGGACTTCCTGGTGCGGCAGCGAATGGGTGGTTTTCGGGTGGAGGAGTTGAGCGCACGGCAGGTGGATGCGTTCGTGGTTCTGGAACAGGTGTTTGCGGAAGAGAGGAAAAATGCCCAGCGACATACAATCCGAGCTGAACGACATCTTTGAGGCTTTAGCGGGCGGCATGACGGGCGAAGGGATTGCGCCGACGACCGGCACGGCAACAGAGGGCGCCGCTGTCCCGACGGCGATCCCAGACCTGGCGCAGGCGAACCCGGCCGCTGTCCCGACGGCGATCCCAGACCTGGCGCAGGCGAGCCCGGCCGCTGTCCCGACGGCGGTCGCAGAGGTGGCGCCGGCGAGCCCGGCCGCTGCCCCGACGGCGATCCCCGACCTGGCGTCGGTGTACCCGGCCGCGATCGGCGGTGCGATGGCGGTATCCGCGGAAGTGCAGAATCCGCTGAGCTCGACCGACTCCGTGCTGGGAGCGGCGCTGCAAGGGATCTTGACTCCGTCGTCGAGTTCGAGCTCGTCCTCTGCCTCGAGCACGTCGACTTCGGGCGGCGGAATCGGCGACACCCTGGAGAGCGTAGGGCTGGACGTGCTGAAGAGCGGCTTCGGAATCATACCGATTGTCGGGAGTCTGCTGGGGCTGTTCGGTGGAGGCTCGGATCCGCTGCCGACGCTCACGAAGTACCAGATGCCGGCGTCAATCGACTACACAGCTGCCGAAGTCAACGGGCAGATTGTGGGCGGCGATTCGAATCAGACGGGCGGCGACCGAAGTTTCGGCGGGTCGCCATCGTCGGTCGCGACCGCCGCGACCGGAATCACGGTAAACGTCCAGGCGATGGACTCGCAGTCTTTTCTGGACCACAGCGCGGACATCGCGGCGGCGGTGCGGGACGCGATGCTGAACCTGAATTCGATTAACGACGTGGTGAACGAGCTGTGAGCGCGACCTTTCCGACTCTGAAAACGACCGCCGTGGCGCAGTATCCGGCGCGGCGCACGGTGCGATACCAGAACCAGGTGCTGCGATTCGTGGACGGCACTGAGCAGCGGTACCGGGATAGCGCTGGGCCGCTGCATCAGTGGGAGATCCGGCTGGCGGCGCTGGACGAGAGCGAGACGGCAGCGATCGCGGCGTTTCTCGAAACCAACGAGGGCGCGTTCGGGAGTTTCGCGTTTACCGACCCGTGGGACGGGACGGTGTATCCGGATTGCAGCCTGGCGTCGGACGAACTGGCGGTGACGGCGTCGGGAGAGATGACCGGCGCGACCCGCCTGGTAGTGATGGAGAACCGGGGATGACCTTTCCGCAACTGATGCAGTATCCCGTGGTGCGGCGGCGGACGCTGCGCACGGTCGTCAATCGCATGCCGGACGGGCACGCGGTGCGGCTGGCCGACCCTTCGGGAGCCACGACCGAATGGCAGTTGCAGTACGCGGGGCTGAGCGACGCGGAGTTGAATACGCTGGAGCAGTTTTTCGCCGCAACGGAAGGCTCCCTGAACGGTTTTACGTTTCTGGACCCGGCCGGCAATCTGTTGGATTGGGGCGGGAAGCTGGACGAGGCCGTGTGGGTGAAGGGCCCGGCGCTGACGTTGACGGCTCTGACGCCGGGCTGGCATGTGGAGAACACGGGCGCGGGCGCTCAGCAGATGGTGCAGACGCTGGGTGCGGCGCCCAGCGGATATCTCTACTGCGTCAGCGGACAGGTGCGCGGGACGGCGGGCGCGACGGTGACGATGCTGGCCGGCAGCCAGCGCGCCACGCGGACGTTGACCGGCGGGTGGCAGCAGATTGCGTTTGCGGCTACGGCCGATACCGCGGCGTTCGGGCTGGAGTTTGCCGCGGGGCAGGCGCTGGATGTCTTGGGTATGCAGGTGGAGGCGCAGGGCGCGGCCTCGGTGTACCGGGACAGCACGACGGGCGGCGTTTACGAAAATGCGCGGTTTGCCGATGACGCGCTCGAGATTGTCACCAACGGCGTGAATCAACACTCGTGCACGGTAAAGGTCGTCTATGTCAACCATCTTTGATCTGAAGGAACAGGCGGTCACGGACACGCCGCTGCTGGTATTCGACTGCGCGCTGGCGGATGGAACGGTGGAGCGGTGGAGCACCCACGCGGTGACGGTGAACGGCAACTCGTACGCGGCCCGGGTGGTGCAGCACACCGTATTCGAGGTGCAGGCGGCGTCAAACCAGGGGGTGGATGGAATTCCGCGCATTACGCTGGTGCTGGCGAATGCCGATTCGCATTTTTCGGAGATCGAGCGCGGGACCGGGTGGAAGGGTGCGGCGCTGACGGTCTCGTTCCTGTTTTACGATTTGCGGAACAATCAGCCGGCGGCCGACCCGCAGGTGATCTTTCAAGGGATCTGCAACCCGCCGGACGAGATCCGCGAGGGCACGTTCCGGCTGACGGCGAGCAACCGCATGAACCTGCAGCGGCTGCTGCTGCCGCAGGTGCGCATCCAGCGGCGGTGTCCGTGGGAGTTTCCGGCAACGGCGGCGAATCGCATCGAGGCGGTGGAGGGCGGCGCGAACGGGAAGTACTCGCGCTACTACCGCTGCGGCTATTCGCCGGACCAGACCGGCGGCGCCGGAACGCTGAACGGCACCACGGCCTTCACCGACTGCGACTTCACGCGCGCCAGCTGCCAGGCGCGCGGCATGTCCCTGAATTTCGGCGGGATCGAATATGTGCCGCCGGCCATCGCGGTACGGACGTACGGGGACTCGAGCTACCACACCTCGGCGGTGTCGGTGAACAACGCGCGATACAACGACTTCGTGCCGCTGGTCTATGGCACGGCATGGTATGCGCCGCCGATCGTGTTCGCGCGCAACGACGGCAACCTGACGCGAATGGAGGTGCTGCTCGGCATCGGCGAGATGGCGGGCGTGATCACGGTGCTGGTGAATGACGTCGAGATCCCCCTGGGTGTCGACGGCCAAAACATGACCGGCACCGGCTGGTACAACATCCCGACGCTCGGCACGCGGCAGGGCGCCGTGGATCCGAATTACCCGGACGGCGACCCGTATGGCAGCATGGCGTACCTTTCGGTGGTCGTGCCCAACCGGTTGAACAATGGGACGACGCTGCCGAGCGTGAAGGTACTGGTACAGGGGATGAAGCTGCCGACGTACAACGCGGATGGGACGGCGGCGGGCGAGACATTCACGAACAATCCGGCATGGGTGCTGCTCGATATTCTGCGGCGGATGGGATGGGACGCCTCGGAAGTCGACCTGCCGAGCTTCGCGGCGGCGGCGGCGTACTGTACAGAGACGCTGCCGGCGGTCGATTTGAACGGCAATACGGTGCAGTTGCCGCGTTTCGAGTGCAATGCGGCGCTGAAGACGCGGAAGAGCGCGGGCGACCTGGCGCGCGGCGTGCGGAACGGGGCGCGGCTGATGCTGACCTATGGGGCGAACGGCGCGGTGGAGTGCCGGGTGCAGAACGCGATTGCGGCGGAGATGCCGACGAAGCCCGCGTGGGGGAACAGCATCGCCGAGGTGAACGGCGGGTGGCCGAGCTACGAGTTCAGCGACGGCAGCGACGGCGGCAGCGGAATTCTGCGGAAGGCGACGGGTGAGCCGAGCGTGCGGCTGTATTCGCGGAGCATCGCGGACACGCCGAACCGGTACAGCGTCGAGTTTCAGGACGAGCTGAACGATTATCAGCAGGACAGCTACAGCCTGGTGGACCCGGACGATGTCGCGCGGAGCGGCCAGGAAGTGGCGGCGACGATGCCGGCACTGGGAATCGCGAACTACGACCAGGCGGGACGGATTCTGAAGTGCGCGCTGGATCAATCGATCCGCGGCAACACGTACATCGAGTTCGAAACCAGCGTGCGGGCGTTCGGGGTGCGGCCGGGCGACCTGATCGCGGTGACGTACCAGAAGGAAGGCTTCAACCGGCAGTTGTTCCGGGTGTTGAAGCTGGCGCCGGCGGCGAACCATCGGACGACACTCGTCACGGCGCAGATTCACGACGATTCGTGGTATGCGGACTCCAACGGGTCGCTCGATACGGCGCCCGGGGGCCGGCGGACGGGCACTGCCGGCGCGGGCGTTCCGCGGCCGTTGTTAGGGAGCGAACTGGACGCCAACGGCAACGTCGAGTTCGGCATCCAGGAGACCGATACCACGGCAAGCGACGGCACGGTGGAGGCGAGCGTCAGCGTTGCGTTCGTTCCGCCGGCCGTCGCCAGCGGGCCCGGGCCGGGGATTCCGCTGCTGAGCCTGGCGACAACGCTGGGGACGGGCGGGACGCTGGCGGCGGGGCAGACCTATTATTACGGCATTTCCGGCGTGGATGCGAGCGGGAACGAGGGCGGCCTGTCATTTCTGGCGCGGGCCACTATTGTGGCGGAAAACAGCACGGTGACGCTGGGCGGGCTGAGCTTCGCGGCGGGCACCGCCACGTTCAACGTGTACCGGGGAACGACTCCGCAGGAGATGTTCCGGATCGCGTCGGGCGAGACGCCGGCAGGGGCGTTCACCGACACGGGGCTGGCGAAGCAACTGGTTGCGCCGCCCGATCCGAATTTCGACCACGCCAATTTTTACTGGCGGATGGAGCTGGTGCCGGAGGTGGCGGCGACGGCGTTTTCGGCCAATACCGTGGCGAACGGCACGCTGGAAATGCCGGAGAACCGGTACCGCGGCGCAGTGGCGCGGATTACGCGCGGCAAGGGCGCGGGGCAGGAACTGGCGATCGCGTCGAACACGGCGACGACGCTGACGATGGTGTCGTCATGGGCGGTCGAGCCGGATGGAACCAGCTACTTCGCGGTGGCGGAGAGTGGGTGGAAGTTCGCGGCGTTGGCGCAATCGAGCCCGGTGCAGTTTACAGTTCCGAATTATGCGGGTGAGACCGTGGAGATTCTGGGGGTATCGGCGAACGCGAACGACGTCGAGTGTCCGGCAGAGCTTTCGACGGTGACGAGATGGCAGATCGGCGGCGGTGGGTCCGAGGGAGGGGACTCCGACGTGTCCGCTTCGCCGTATTTTGCCCTGGGGGCGGGACCGCGCGGAGGGACTGTACAACTCAGCGCGGTCTCGTTCCCGGACCTGACCAACACGAAGAGCATTCTGTCGGGGACGCTGACGCTGCATTACCGGGACGAGCTGGCCGCGGCGCCGCCGGGGCTGGCGGGCGCGCTGGCGGCGGCGGATTCGACCCTGACGGTGAGTGCGGCGGCGAGTTGGACGGCGGGAAGCTTCGTGCAGATCGAGGGCGAAATCGTGGAGGTGACGGCCGCGCAGACGGGCGGAACGCAATTCACCGTGACGCGCGGTCTGCATGGCAGCACGGCGGCGGACCATGCGACGCAGACGCCGGTGTATCCCCTGCTGAGCCAGGTGGAGATCGTCCCCTTTTCGCCGGGATTTTTCGGCAGTCCGTACAGCGGGAGCTGGGTGTACCCCGTGACTCTGGTGGATGCCCGGGTGGCGAGCGCGGAGCTGTTCGTGACCAACTCACGGGGCAACAGTCCGGTGGCTGCGACGCACCTGACGAACAACGACGACCGCGGGCTCAGGACGATGGCGGGCGGGCAGTACTCGATCCAGATTTCGGGATTTCTGGCGGTGGATTCGGCGGCGGCGCCGCCCCTGATCATCGACACCGCACACTCGGTGCGGGATGTGATCGCGGTGCTGGGGACGGCGGCGGACGGACCGGTGGCGCTGGCGCTGAATGTGAACGGCACGCCGTGGTGTACGGTGTCGTTCGTGACGGGACAGGTGATTTCGAATTCGACCGGCGGCGGGTCGCTGGCGGCTCTACCGGCCGGCGCGCAGGTGACGCTTGCGGTGACGGCGGTGGGTCCGACGCTGCCCGGGGCTGATTTGACGGTGATGATTCGGCTGTAGCAGGAGGAGCTAGCTAGGAGTTAGGAGCTAGGAGCTAGGAGTTAGGACTCAATGTCGGAACAGTTGACGAAGCTACGGCCGGATCGGGACCTGCAGTGCTATTTTCAGGAGCCTACGGCGGTCGCCGCGTTGAGCGGGACTAGCGCAACCGGGTTTACGGTTTCGGGGTCGTGGCGGCAACAGTTCGATTGGGCGGTGGTGGAGTGGAGCCGCGATAACCGGTTCGAGCATCCGGACCTGCGCAACTTGCCGGACGGGAATCTGAGCGGGATTCAGTTGAGCTATCAGGAGGCGCGGACGGGCTGCATCCCGATGGATTCGACTACGTACGATTCGATCGGGTGGTCCTATCTGCGCGTGTGGGAAGACTCGAGCGGGACGGAGAACCTGCACTGGGTGCCGCTGAAGCAGTACGCGACGGCGGTGACGGGGGATACGGTGCAGCCGACGGCGGTGATGACGCTGGATGGGTCGCCGACGGCGGGAGATTACGTGGAGCTTTCGTGGCTCGACCAACACTCGAACTACCTGGTGGGGGCCGGGGACACGCTGGAGACGATCGTGACGGGGCTGGCCGGATTCATCAACCGGCTGGGCGATGCCGGAGGGGTGACGGCGGCGGCGGATGGAGCTCAGCTCACGCTGACCTACATGGGGATGCCCGGCGAGAACGGAAACCGCGTGGGCGTGTACGGCGGGACGAGCGGGGCGCAGACCGAGTACTGGACTCCGGGGTTTGCGATGTTCCGCGGCGGGAGTTCGCCCACGACGTGGAAGGTGGCGCTCGATTTCGGCAATTTGAAGGACAGCACGGGCGCCACGGTGAACATGACGAACGTGCGGCGAATGCGGTGGACGTGGGCGGCGGACTGGCAGTTCGGGGACTTTGCGCGATCGGAATTTTCAGTTGCGGTGACGGACTGGCAAGCGACCGGATCGGGGCTGGCGTACAACGTGGCGGGACCGGGGAGCCGGAGGATCGACGACACCGACCCGACGGTGGCGTACACGGGATCGTGGGTGGAGGAGAGAGGGAATTACTCGGGAGGCTCGCTCCGGCACACCAAGACGCCGGGCGACAGACTACAGGTGAGCTATGGGACGGCGCAGGCCCATTCGCTCTACCTGGGGACACGGTACACGGACAACGGCGGGTCGGTTGCCGTGCAGGTGGACGGCGGCGCGGCGGCGACGATCAGCCTGAAGAAGGCGCTGGAGGACGTGCTGGTGCGAATTCCGCTGGGACAGTTGTCGGCGGGGACGCACACCGTGACCGTGACCCATAACGGCGGGGCGGGAACCGACGTGTACTTCGATTTTCTGGAGCCGGCGGTTCCCTCCCCCGATTTGCCGTCGTTCGATCCGTACCCGACAACGACGCTGGCGACCGACTGGGACACGGAACATTCCCTGGCGATCGCGCCGGAGCGGACGGCGTGGCTGATGCAGAAGCTGGGGTTCAATGGGCGAGCGAATCATTATGTTGGCGCATTGTGGTTTTATGAGCTGGTCAATCCGACGGCGGTATACGCGTCGGCGACCGTGACGTTCGCGGGAACGCCGGTATTCGGCGGCACGACCACGCTGACGCTGGCGGGAACGCCGCTTTCGCATTTGAACCTGGTGACGGACACGGCGGAGAACATCGCGAAGTGCTTCGAATTGCTGATTACGGCGGGCACTTCGTCGGTATGGGCGCACGCGGACGGGGCGACTTTGACGATTACGGCGCGGGCCGGCGGACTGGCGGGCAACGGGCCGACCGTGGCGGCGGCGACGGGATCGCCGGCATTCACGGCAACGGTGAGCGGGGCGCTGGCGGCCGGGGCGGATGGCGCATGGCTCACGGATCTGCTCGCGATGCCGCGGCTGAATCGGGCGGCCCGCGACTGGCATAAAAGCTACTTCACGGCGCTGAAGGGCTACGGCATCACGGCGACCGCGGCGTTTTCGATGGAGTTGGGCAACGGCGACGATTCGGCGGCGGCCGGGATCGCACAGCGATATCCGGACGCAGCATGCCACGTGAGCACTCCGGCACTGCAGACGAATTTCAGCCCGGCGAGCCTGGCGTTCTGGCAGCAGGCGTACCTGGACATAGCGGACGTCATGAACGCCGCCGGGCTGACGCCGTATCTGCAATTTGGCGAGGTGCAATGGTGGTACTTCGCCGATTCGGCCGGGATGCCCTTCTACGACTCGTACGCGACCACCACATTCCAGGCGCAGAACGGGCGGCCCATGGCGACGATCACGAGCCAGAATGCGGCCCCCGCGTCCTATTCCCAGGAGTGCGCGTTTCTATCGGGGCTGGTCGGCGCGTTTACCAGTTCCGTGATGGCGTTTGTGCGCGCGACGTATGCGGCGGCGCAATTCGAGGTGCTGTATCCGCCGGACACGAACGCTTCGGCTCTGGATACGGCGGTGAATTTTCCGGCGGCCGCGTGGACTCCGGCGACGTTGGCGTGCCTGAAGACGGAGAACTTCACGTATACCGGGAACCGCTCGGTGGACCTGGTGCGGGCGTCGCTTGCGGTGCCGGGACATTACGGCTTTCCGGCCTCGCAAGCGGCCCACCTGGTGGGAATTTCGGACTACACCACTCCGTGGCTGACCGAATGGCAGATCGCGATGGCGCAGGGGCTGGAATCCGCGGTGCTCTTCGCGCTCGATCAGTTCTGCCTGATCGGGTACGATTTGCCGTTGGATGGCGGGACGCGGCGGGCGTTGTACATGGGGGCGTGA